TTTTAAAGAGGTTGGTTACTCTGTAGTCAGCGGCGTGGCCGGCTATCTCTGGGGCTCTCTAGGCCATAGGTAATGGCCGGCAAGAAGGCCGGGAAGCCCGCCACCCCGGCGATGGCAACGCGCATTAGGGAGCGCAAGTTCGTTAAGAACTTGGTCGAAGGGTTTGGGGCGCAGGAGTCGGCCCTGCGGGCGGGTTACAAGAACGCCCTTTCTGGGTCGAAACTTTTACACAACCCACGGGTTCAAACGGCCCTTCAGGTGGCGCTTGACAACGCGGGACTCTCGGAAGTGCAGCTTGCCAAAAAGCACGCAGAGGGGTTGAACGCGACGACGCCTACAAAGTTCTCGAAAGAGGGCTCTATTCTTCAGCACAAGGCGCCAGATTATTTTGTGAGGGCCATCTACCTCGATAAGATTCATAAAATTCGGGGCGACTATGCTCCTGAGAAACATATTACAGAAGAGCGCAAGATCGTCCTCAACGTGAACATGGGAATGGCTCAAGGACTCAAGGATTCCGGCGCGATCACGGACGCCGAGTTTGAAGAGCTGAAAGAGGTCGATGCCTCACCGCAACTCCCAGGAGGAAGAGATGACCGAGGATGCCAAGAATCAGGGCGCGTTGAACAAGGAAATAAAGTCCATCCAGAAGGAGGCCCCGGCTCTGTTGAAACAGCCTCCGATGTCCCAGGTCCCGAAGAGCGATCTGCTGACAAAGCTCCAGAAGTTAGCGGGCAAGACGAAGGACAAGTTCCGGCTGGGCGTCCTGCAGAGGACGGCCGACTGGATCAACAATATGCGGGATTAACTGGTGGCGGTCCTAGAGAAACTTCAGAACCCGGAGTGGTGGACAGACCGGATTCTAGCGCCGAACGGCGGGCTATACTTCCTGTGTCGGAACGTAGTTCAGACCCTGGAAGACACAACGCCGGGACTGAAGCATCTCTATCCACCCACGCACTTGAAACTCTGTCGCTTCGTAGAGAGATGTGCCCTGCCGGGACAGGTACTCCTGATCCTGATGCCACGAGGGTGGGCCAAGAGTTACATTGTAACGACGGGTTGGCTGATTCAGAGGTGTCTGAAGAATTGGATGATTGGTCGGCGAGAGATCTGGATTATTAATAATGCTACGCTGCCAAACTCCGTTAAGTTCTTGGATCGAGTCAAGTACAATTTCAACTATAACGAACTCCTGAGAGAGATCGCAAAGGGATACATTCCCAAGTTCCCTGCGTCTGAGGCTGACCGATGGGTTGAGCGCGAGATCAGTATTCTCGGGACATCCATCGAGACGGGCTCGGCCGACGGGAACCTGGTGTCGCGGCACTACCCCGGCGGGGTATTCAACGACGACCTGGTGAACAGGGAAAACTCGGCCAATAAGACGCAGGTCGAGGCGGTCATTGATTCCTGGCGCCTTACTCAGTCTCTGAAGCTGACTGGGGCTATCGAGTTCATCTTGGGCACGCGGTGGAACTACGACGACCTGTACGGTTACCTCATGGCCGATTTCCTCAAGATACCCGAGGAAGACATGAAGCGTTACCGAACGGCGCCGTATTTCGAGTGGCACCGTGGAAAATTTCACCTGTTCCACGCGTCTTGCTGGGCCGACCCGCCCAACGAAAAAGGCTCGACCTTCCCGACGCTTTACCCGGAATCTCGAATCTTTGAACTCAAGGATGAGCAGCAGGAACGGTTTGGGGGCCAGTATCTGAACGATCCCTTGGCCATGGGCAAGACGACGTTCAAATCGGCCTGGTTCCGCGATAGGTGGGAGCCGAATAAGTTGCCGCTTAAGCGGCTCAATATCCTGCTCTGTGATCCGGCCAATAAGGAAAAGAACGAGTCGGACAACACGGGGCTTGTAGATGTTGACTGCGGATCAGACAAACGGATTTACGTCAAGTCCGCTGTGCGGAAGAAGGTCACAGACCTTAAGGCCGTCGAATGGGTTGTCGAGACGGCACTGGAACACCAGCCAATGATGATTGGTATTGAGGAAAACAAGTTCAACGTCTTCCGCGAGTTGATGGAGTTCCTGCTTCCGCAGATGAGCCGGCAGGGCAAGATTCCGGGCCACCTGGCGGCGTACGCGCTACGGCTCCCCAGGATTCTGGTGGAACTTCAGCATCACAGCCGGCCGAAGGCCTTTCGGGTCGGGAACCTGGCCGGCTATTACGAACAGGGTCTGATTATCCACGCGCCGAACGGGATGAACGACCTGCAGGACGAACTGATCCGGTTCGGAACGTCGTCTTATGACGATCTGGCGGACGCGTTGGCCTACATCTTGGATGTGGCCGTGTATCCGAAGATAGACGAGAAGATTCCAGCGTTGGTCGTGCCGGAAGAGTACAAACTTACGCATGAGCAACGCGAGAAGAAATTTTGGGATTCGCTGCCCAGCGAAGTAGCGGTGTCGGCGGTCAGCGAAACTGGCGATTCCGACGAGGACTTTTAGGAGGATGCAATGGATCATTACTCAGCCCTAGTTGTTCTGGCCCTTCTGGTCTGGGTTGCCATCCATGACGCTATTTGGCAGAAACGCACGGACAAGTTACTGGATCGTCTAATGGCCGGAAATTTCAAAGAATACAATTATTATAAAACCAAATACCCCAAGGACGTGAAAGAGGTCGAAGAAATCAGGAAGGACGAGCGGATTAAGGAACGAGCGAAGCCGCCCGTCAAGGCCGATCAGGACGCCGAGTACCTTGAGGAAGCGTGGTCTGAAGAAGAGCAAGAGAAGTAACCATGAGTATTGATGAACCAACCGTAGTCGATTCCTCGATTACCCTGCGCTCCATCGAGAACAAGGTATGTTCAGAGAAGTGGAACGGGGAGTTGACCGACGAGGAAGAGCGCTACCTGGTCTCTAAGACGAACGCCATCTGGGATAATCACCCAGATGTGCAGTTCAGGTTCCCTCGGTGGCGGAAGATCATAGCCTGGGTAGCCGGCTACCAATACTACGACTACAACACCAAGACCCGTGAGCTTCAGGATGCCCCGATTCCCCGAAAGCGCCGGCTGGTCTTCAATCGTCTTCGCTCCTTTGCCAAGATGATGCTGTCCAAACTGGCGTCTTCGACGCCGCAGGGATCAATCATTCCCAACACCGACGAGCAGGAGGATATTGACGCGGCCGAGATCGGTGACATGGTGTACGAGTTTCTTTCGGATAAACTGAACTTTGCCACACTCCAGCGGACCTTCAAGATGTGGTATATCCTTACGAACGCGGCCTACATGCGGGTCTACTGGAACGAGGAAGACGAAGGCGCCGTAGGGACAGAAAACCGCGAAACCAAGGACGAGACGGGCACGGTTACAGAAAAAAAGACCGTCCTAATTAAGGAGCCCGGCGACGTAGGTATCGAGGTCGTCTCTCCTTTTAACTGTCGGCACGATCCTCTTAAAACTGACCGACGCGAGTGGCGCTGGTTTGTCTATGGTCACGACGAGGACGCCGAAGCCCTGGAAGCGGAGTACGGGCTGGAGCGCGGGGAACTCACAGACAACCAGGCCACGGATGCCCAGAATCCCTATAACCTGGAATTAACCGGGGATAAGGACTTTTCGGTAGCGCGGCCGTTACTGAGCGAGGCCGTCACCGGCCGGGTCGTAACCAAGAAACAGTTTTGGACCAAGCGGATTTTCGTCTACGTGGCCGGAAATAAGTTTCTAGAGGCTGGGGAAAACCCCAAGGGCGAAGTTCCTTTTTTCAAATACGAAGAGCGCTTGGTGCCCATCGAGAACTACGAGAAGGGCATGATCTATAACGACTCTTTCATCAAGGACATGATCCCGGTCCAGCGCGAATACAACAGGTGGAAAGGGAATATCTCTAAAGCGCTGGAGCGGGCATGCAAGGTCAAGATTCTGATGCCCTTCGATGCGGTGGTCAATAAGACTCATTTCTTGGAAGACGCCGGGACTACAATCATTGACTATAACGCGGCCAGTGGTCGTGAGCCGCACCAGCTTCAGCTTGATCCGCTGCCGGCCTTTGCGCCACAGCACGCGGCTGATTTGGAACGCGAATTCGAGAGCATTGGCGGGCTCCATGAAGCGAGTTTTGGCCGGTTGCCTGAGCGAGCCAGCCACGCTTCCGGGACCCTGGTAAGCCTTCTGGTCGAGCAGGATGATGTCGTCATTGATCCTGTTGTTGGGGAGATCGACCGGGTATTCTCGGATGTCTGGCGGTTTGCCTTGGAGCTGGTGCAGGACAACTATACGACCAGCCGGCTCATCAAAGTCGTTGGCACGAACCGAGCGCTTGGGTGCAAGAAGTTTGCCGGCGCCGACCTGCGCGGCAATACCGATATTCGGGTCTCGTCCTCTGTCGGTCTTCCGAAGAGTCGTGCTCTCCGCACGGAGTACATTCTGAAGTTGGCTCAGCTCGGGCTCCTGACCGACCAGAAAACCATTCTGGAACTCCTGGAGTTCGGTGACGCCCGCCGGGTCTTTACGGATCAACTCCTGCACGAGCAGCATGCCATCCGGGAGAATTCCCTAATCGAGGACAATAAGGTTATCGACGCCGCGAAGACCCCTGGCTGGGTTTACCAGTTTGAGGATTCGATGGCACACATGAAGATTCACCTGCGTCTGCGGATCGGGCCAAGGTGGAATCAGTTGACGCTGGAACAGCAGCAGGCCCTGGACGCGCATATCCAGGCCACTGCCGAGAAGATACAGCAGGCGGCCGCAGCGGAGGCTCAGGCACAGGCGCAGTTGAAGGTTGGAACGGCGCCTCCGGCCCAGACAGCACTTCCCACGGGGCCAACACCACAGGCCGTTGGATTCGGAGGCTCTAGCTCGAGTGGGCAGCCGCCTCCGGCAGCATAAGCAACCAATCCCTCAAGAAGTTGCACCAACCGCCCCACGGCCAAAAGCCGGGCAAGCGTGAGGACAGCAGAAGGGGACGTTCATAGGGAGATTTAGATGCCCAAGGAAGAATTGCCTGACGATCCTACAAGTCAGACAGCAGAGGATGTCGAACCCGAAGGACTGACCTTTACCGAATTAGGCCAGGAACCGGAATCCGAAACTATGGAGTATACGGCGGATAAACCGGAGGGTGAGGCAAAGGACGAGGAACCAGAGAAGCCGGAAGAGGAAGAAGCAGAAGAGCCCGAGAAAAAAACGGGCAAAGAAGCGGAAGCAGCGGCAGAGAAGAAGACTACCGAGGAGGAAGACCCGGTAGTTACGTACCTTGGCAAGGACGCCACCCTGAAGGTCAAGGGGAGGGAGTACAAACTCTCGGAGTTCAAACCCGAGGAGGTCAAGACCTTCCTTCAGATCGGCCTTCGTGGCGGACAGCGGCTTCAAGAGGTCGCCGCAAAAGAAAGAACCCTTGCCGACAGAGAACGGACGGTCGAAGAGGCAGCCAGAAACGTTACTGCCCTCATGGAAAAGTACAGTCGGGCGCCAGAGCAATCCCGAGGGACCACAACAGGTGCACTCCCAAAGGAACTGCTGCCGGCCGACATGGACTCGGATGAGGTCAGGGCTACGAAGGCGGCTGCGGCAGAAGTTTGGAAGAACAACCAGGCCCTTTCTCAGCGCCTCGATCTAATCGAAGGCGGGCAGAGAAATCAGCAACTGGAGCGGACCAGCAAGGACTTCCTGGACAACGTAGGCGCATTGAAACAGGAATTCCCCTTGGCCAGCGTGGAAGAGGTCATAGCCGTCCACGCACTCCGGCCTGATGTCCCCGTTGATGAGATCGTGAAGAGGAGCCATGAGATTTATTCTTCCAAGGTGCATGTTGACGCGGTGCTCAAACACAATCCCCTGCTCAGACGAGAGATGAAGGAAGTGTTCGTGAAGGAGTACCTGGCAGATCAACAGGCAGCCAAAACGAAACGAGTGCCCAGCAAACCTTCCAGCAGCGTATCGAAGCCGGCCTCTACACACATAAAGCCTCCTACCAACATGGAGGAAGCCGGACGTGTAGCCAGACGCATGCTCGCCCAGAAAATGGCGGATGCCGAAGAGGACGAGAGCTAAACTACCGACGGCCTTTTTAGAAGGACACTACTACAGTGGCTATGCAGGAATTTCGGCCCCGTATGGGCTGTGGGATTCCAAAAATTCTCGCTAATCAACGGGGAAGCCTAAACCTGAAATGGCACGGTAACCCTCAAGAAGCGATGGCGTAACGATGTCAAGGTTGGATTACGCGTATTGTGCCGGACTATTTGACGGAGAGGGCTGTATTCAGATTGTCAATGACAAATCGCAGGGTTGGAACAGTTGGAAATTGATGATTCAAATGACCAGCACTTCAATATCATCTCTCAATAAAATGGTCGGTGTGTTCGGCGGTAATTATATTGAACACAAAAGATGCGCGACTGACAACCTGACACCACGTTTTATTGCCTATCACTGGGCACTTAATGGCGCCAAGGCGTACAAGACACTCAAAAAACTCAAACCATTCTTGGTAGAGAAAAGAGAACAGGCGGACATAGCAATGAAATTCTTTGTCCACCAAAAGAACACTACGTACGATAGGAAGAGCGGCCTTCCGGCGTCAGTAATTAGGAAGCGAGAAGGCTTCCTCAAGAGACTTAAGTTCGCAAGAACAGCCTCTTTAACACCATTTGCACTTGCAGAGACTGAGTGCGAGAACGCCGTAATGGGCGAAGCGACAGTCCAACTCGGTTAGAAATAACCGGTAAAGTTGCAGTATATTCAGGATATTCTGAAGGACGTTTACACGCCCGTCATCGTGAACCAGGTCTACAAAAAGTCCCCTGTGTTCGCTATCCTGAAGAAAAAGACGGCCGCTTACGCCGGTAAGCGCATCGTCATCCCCGTTCGGACGCTCTTTACTGAGGCGGTCGGCGCCAGGGCGGCCAATAACTACAACCTGCCCGCAGCCCAAAAGAACTCCTACGATCAGGCGTACATCTACATGAAGCGCGTTTACGGACGCGTTACGGTAGATGGGTTCGCTATCGAAGCGGCTAAGGGCAAGGGCGGGTGGATCGACGTTCTCCAGGGTGAGATCGAAGGGTCCATCGACGCGTTCGCGTTGAATCTCGACCGAATGCTCATGGGCAACGGCAAGGGCATCCTGGGCGTCCAGAACGGCTCGGTCTCCGGCCAGGTCATCACGGTCAAGAACCCTGGCGGGATCGCTGCCGACAGCAACCCCACGCTTACCAAGTGGCTCCGCAAGGGCATGGTTGTCGATATTTACGACGGCACGACCCCCTTCACGGCCAAGCACGCCGACTCCGTTCAGATTTCAGCCGTCACCTCCAACACGATCACTCTGGTTGGCACTATTTCCTCGTGTGTTGCTGAAGATGTCATCATGGCCGAGGATACCTGGGAAGCTGCGGGTCCGATCAGTGGCGAACTCATGGGCCTCGAAGGGATTATCAGCGCCGGCAACTACGGCTCTGACTTCGAGGGCATCGACGCAACGGCTGAGTCTACCTGGCAGTCGCTTGTCACCGCCGAAGGCGTAGTTCTTACCGAAAAGACAATCCAAGCTGATCTCGACGCCATCGATGACAAGTCGGCTGGCGAACAGGTAGACCTGGCTCTCACGACCAAGACTCTCCGCAACAAACTCATCGCAGATCAGAAACTCGCGTACAAAACCGAAGTTCTCAATCTCGTCGCCGGATGGAAGGCCATCAAGTACACGGGGGGCGAGATCGAACTTCCCATCATGGCGGTCAAGAACGCTCCCACCGGTTACATGTACTACCTCTCTCAGCCCCACCTCACCCTCTACACCCTGAAAGAACTGTCTTGGGACGACAAACTCGGCGGAGTCATCAAGGGCGTGGCCGGAATGGACGCCTACGAGTCGTGGTTCAAGCTCTACGCCAACCTGGGCACGAACTGCCGGAACGCCATGGGCAAGGGCACAGGCTATACGGCAGCGTAACCTTAGCATGACAAATTCAAGTTCCTCACAGGCAAACGGGAGAGGCTTCGGCCTCTCCCTATGCCGATTCTAAGGAGACCCTAAATGGCGATTAAAAGGCATTTTCTTAGTTCTGTGGCGTGGGAAGAGATCGAAGATTTTGTAAATCTTGAGGTCTCGTTCGAGACCGGCTTTCCAACAACCCACAAAATCTACTTCAGGAAGGCCGTCACCATCACGGGGATGACGGCCTTCGTTACTAAGGCCCTGGCTGCGACAGACGCTGGGTCCATCACGCTCAAAAATAATGCAGGCACGGCTATGACGGCCGGCGCTATCAGCATCGCTGCAAGTTCTGCGCTCGGGTTTGAGCCTACTCCCGTGGCGCCCACTGCAAACCAGGACATTGGCGCGGGCCAGTGTGTTCAGATCGCGGTCGCCAAGGCTACGGCCGGCGGCCAAGCTCGCGTTCAAATCTACTTCAAGGAAACAATCTAACGGCGAGGAGGGGTCATCCCCTCCTCTTCTCTTTTTTGGAGGTATCCATATGAGGCCTGAGCGATGGTTTGTGCAGGAACTGTCGGCGTTTGACCCCGAGCTGTTTGTGGTATGGGACGAGCGGCTGAAGCGGTGGACGATTCGTCAGTGGGTGGTTCGATATGGTCGGTGTACCGACACACGCGCCGACTGGGTAGAGAAATCCATTCTGGTCATGCGTGTGTGTTACCGGGATGAGTATTTCCATGATGTCCACTACAAACCCCTCGACAACAGAGCCCTACAGGCCATTCGACTTATGCGCTGGCAAAACCTTAATCCCAACCTCGCACAGATCGAGATTGACCGCAACAACGACCGGCTCGAAGAGAGTTTCGAGGCAGACAAGCGACTTATCGCCAGAGATGTTGCGGCCGACTCCTGGCGCCACTTCCAGACACATACGGTGCAATAATGACTGACGCTCAATTCGACGTTCTCTGCCGATCCTTACTTAATGATAAGGGCGCCAACTTCTGGGACTCCGACGAATACACGGCCCTAAAGTCCGCCGTCCTAACGGCGGTCACGGCCAAGTGGTGGAATCTATTAGCCGAGATCAAGGAGGACTGGCAGGACGTGGATATTCCTGCGAGTAATCGCATCATTGATCTCCCTGCCACTTGTCAAAAAATCCTTCGCATAGAACAGGCAGAGACCGGGGATAAGATCGGATATGCCTGGCGGAATGAAATTTTCTACTGGACCAAGGCGGGTCCGGGTGACCCGATCCGTTGGTGCTTCAAGGCCGGGAAGATTTACATTTTTCCGACCAGTGGCGCCGCACTGACTGCCTGGCTGCGAATCCGTTTCATGCCCCGCGCCCAGACCATGGCTGACCTGCCCGAGTGCTTGCACCCAGTGCTGGCCCTTGAGTTGGTAATCATGGCTCGTCTCAAGGACGAGAAGGTGGACCAGGGACTGGTGCTGGAACTCCGGCGTTTCGAGGACGCTGCTATGAAGGAACTGGTACAGGCCCAGTCTCAGGAGCCATACATCGAGAAGGCTTTCAATGACGACGAGGCTGTAGACGAGGACTAACCGTGTACAACGCCCCTAACCCCTTCACGCTGGCCGATTTCAGCCTTGGCTGGGACATCTTAACTGCCCCGGCCAGCCTGGACCCGCGTGCTCTCTTCGACTGCCTCAATTTCAACTTGACGCCCATGCGAGGGCTACGAAAGCGTGGAGGCTTATCGAAACTGTATTCATTCCC